AAGAAGATACGGTGATAAAACAGCACCATAATCTTACCGTATCTTCCCTTGAAAAAATGTATGAGCTAGAATTTGATAATGGAAGTGTAATCAAGGTTACTGGAAATCATAAGTTTCTAACAACTCTAGGATGGTGCCGAGCAGATGAACTTACTGAAAATCATGAAATCGTGAACAAATCATGAAATTAGTAAGAAAAACTGAAATAGATAAACCTGATGAAGTGTTCAATCTTCACATTGAAAATGATCATAACTATGTGGTCGATGGTGCAGTAGTATCTAATTGCCATATGGCTAAAGCCGACGCTCTTAAAACACTCTTAACTGGGGTGTTTAGTCATGTTCCTATTCGTTGGGGCCTTACTGGGACTATTCCTAAAGCTGAATATGAGCGAACTTCACTTCTAGTAAGTTTGGGTCCTGTCATAAATAAACTTGCTGCAAGTGAGTTGCAGGATATGGGAGTATTAGCTAGGTGCCATGTAAACATTGTTCAGTTGAAGGATAAGGTTGAATTTTCAAATTATCAAAGTGAATTAAAACATTTGCTTGAAAATGAAGAAAGATTAGATAAGATCGCCCAGTTAATAGATAAGATCAATGAAACAGGAAACACTTTAGTACTAGTTGATAGAGTGAACGCTGGAAAAGAACTTATCAGTAGACTCCCTTCTGCGGTTTTTGTGAGTGGTGAAACAAAACTAACAGAAAGGAAAGAAGAATATGACGAGATTAAAACAAGCACAAACAAGGTTATTGTGGCTACTTATGGTGTTGCCTCTGTTGGAATTAATCTGCCTCGGATTTTTAATTTGGTGCTTATTGAACCCGGAAAATCATTTGTTAGGGTTATTCAAAGTATTGGGCGTGGAATAAGAAAGGCAGAAGATAAGGACCATGTAGAGATTTGGGATATCACTAGCAGTTGCAAGTTTGCCAAACGTCATCTTACCCAACGCAAGACTTTCTATAAAGATGCAAATTATCCATTCTCAATTGAGAAGTTAGACTATTGACTTCTAATAGACAATACTATATAATAACTCTATGAATATACTATTATTAGACAATACAAAATATAATTTAGAAACACTTCCTGAAGAAGTAGACGATCTTAGATTTGCAATACTAGATAATAGTAACCCAAGTAATGTAGATTACCATTATATTCCTCTAATCTTTCTAGAATCTTTTAATGCCCCTGCTCTTGTATTAAAAGTGGGGTCTTTTACTCTTAAAATGCCGTTAGATTGGCAAATCTTGATTGGTGAAAGTGATCACGGAGATTTAGAAACGCTACCTCTGACTAGCTTAAATGATCGCGGGTTTAATGCATTTGAGTTTAATCCACTAACAGCATTTTCTCCAACTTTCTTGCCCATTGAGATATTAGACATATATAATGAAGTTACTTGGTATGCACCTAGACTTAGAAACGGACAGTTCTTATGCGTACCATTAGAAGATGGCCCAAAGCCTAAATGCATTTACTTTGTCAAAGAGATCAGTAGAAACTGTGAGATTGTAGACTATAATCAGGTATTTTGATATGTTTCAGTGGTTTGATAATTGGTTCGCTAAAAAATGTAAGCAAGCATGGGAAAATTATTGCGTGGTAGAGGATTCACAACCCCCTGGTCTAACAGCAATTAACTCTACGATTCTTCACCAGCGCGGTATGAATTTTACAATCTATCAGGCTAATGGTGGTTATGTGATAGTGTACAGCAAATACGATGAACGCACAGACAAGCATTATCAAGCACTACACATTATTTCCAACGATCAAGAATTAGGTCAAGGTATAGCACACATTATTACATATGAAATGTTAAAACAATAATGGCAAAGGCAAAAGTAGCTGCTGATGAGAAATTTGAACAGGTTGAATTCAGCTTGTTTGAAGCTATTGCTGCCTGTGATCGTAAGGATTATGGTTGGTGGGACAAACTAACAGCGGAGCAACAAAAGAAGTTTCATCCATATGTTATGCTTACTTTCTTAAGTTCGGTGAAAGCAAGCAAAGCATTACAGGAATTTCATGTGATTAGTGTCAATGAGATGGCTAATAAATATGCTCTCAATGAAGTAGTCAGTAAACATCCCAAACTTCAATGGTTGATGCTGTGCGCTTCTACGTTAGGTAAGGGAAAGCAATATCACCAATGGATTCCTAATCTAAGACCTAAAGTAGTTAAGTTACTAGAAACTGCCACACAAAAAGAAATCAACGAATATTATAGTAAATTATATCCGAATACTGATCAAAGTCTGATTAAAGAAATTTCAGAAGAATATGTTAAGCAACATACGCGCAAAGTTTATCTAGCAGAACGATTCCCCAATCTAAAAATCGAAGATATAGAACTTTTAAATGATTTGGTAACTAATGAAGAAATCAAAAAATACGAAAGCGATCTTGGAAATTAAACATAGTTGCGAGTTTTGTAACCGCAGCTTTGTAAGAGAGTCTACTTTAATGAAGCATCTATGTGAGTATAAGCACAGATGGATGAATAAAGACGCGCATGGAAATCGCATTGGATTTCAAGCTTGGATGTGGTTTTACACTAAAAACAGCCCAAACACTAAGAAGCGAACCTATACAGATTTCATTAAGAGTTCTTATTATACTGCTTTTGTGAAGTTTGGTAATTATTGCGTTGATGTAAACGCCATCAACATTTCTAGATATGTAGACTGGTTACTTAAAAATCAGATCAGTATTGATTCTTGGAATACTGATACCAGCTATACAAAATTCATAATCTCTCATCTTAAAGATGAAGATCCTTTAGACGCGATTGCTAGAAGTATTGAAACTACCATTGGCTTAGCAGAAACAGAAAAGATTCAGACTAAAGATTGCTTGAGATATGGCAATAAGAACCGTGTATGTTATGCAATTACCGCAGGAAAGATCAGTCCATGGATGCTTTATCAAAGCGAAAGTGGAAAAGAGTTTCTAGATAAGCTAGATGAAAGTCAAGTCAAGTTGATTATAGACTATATTCAACCCGAACAATGGGCTATAAAATTTAAACGTGATGAGAATATCGTGCCACAAGTACAAGAACTATTGGCTGCTGGTGGGTACTAATGTCAGCAGACAATGGCATGGGGTATTATAATCATTCAGAAAGTGTCTTTTGGGAAGATACTAAACCGGGCTGGTATGAAGCCACAGTCAATATAAAACATTATTTTGATGTAATAGACTGGTTAGAGACTAATATTGGTAAGTATGAGAGACATACTAGGTGGCATGTTTTCACTGATACTATAAAGCTTAAATTTAGATATCAACGAGATTGTATGATGTTTCTATTGAGGTGGTCTTAAAAAATGGTTAATGTACCTCATGATTTTCAAGACTATGATGATGACGATCCCAATATTGAATATCGACGTAACAGAACTAAGTATTGGGCCGCACTCAAGGAAATAAGAAAAGAATATGCAATCGAAAATAAACAGATTTACGATCAATACTTTGTACAATGGGTAGAAGAAAAGTACGGGTTTATAATTATTAAGAATTTAATTAACGGCAGCATCTCTGATATGTACACTATAGTTGATGAAGCCAAGTTCATTTTCTTTAAGTTGAAATATCTGTAGACAAATACTATGACTACGACTAAAATTACGGTTAGAAAAACAATGTATGCTTCGGGTACATACGACGATTTTCAAGAAGCACTTAAAAGATGGCCATATTGGAAAGATTTTCTTGGTTTTTTGAATAGAGAATCACCAAGCGTTGCTAACCAATTAATGAAAGAAAACTTTCCAGGAAACTATACACTACAGCAAAGATACGATAGTAACCTAGGTGGTTTCTACTACACTATCGAATGGGAAAATGAAGCCGATGAAGTCTTTTGGTTATTAAAATACGCATGAAGTGGTCGTGAAACTTAAGGTACGGCTACTCAAGTATACGGAATTCATCCCTTGGTTAGAAAGAGAAATTGGACCGTTAAAGCATAGTAAACCTATCGTTGAATGGACCGGTAGTGGATGGAAGGCGTATCATGAAGGTGTCTCGGAGGACGGTCCACAACCGGCACCTATGATGATTACTGTAGATATTGAAGATGAGAAAAAAGCTCTGTGGTTTGCATTGATATGGTCATAAAAAGCCAAATATGAAAAGCTTTGGAAAAAGAAGTGTTGATTAGGGCTTTTATTTAACCTCACGAAATGTTATAATAGAAATCTAGGATAATAAAAAGTAAAGAATAAATGGATATAATGATAGATATCGAAAGTTTAGATACAAGCCCTTATTGTGTTATTTTGACGATAGGTGCAGTATTGTTCGACCCAAAAGGTAAAGGTGTGGTTGACAAACTAGAACTACGTCCTACCATAGAAGAACAAACAGAAAAGTTCAACCGAGTAATCAATGATGATACTGTTCGCTGGTGGAGCGAACAAAGTCCTGAAGCTCTTGAAGAAGCAATGAGTGATAGAGATAGAATATCATTTAAAGAAGCAATGGAAAAATTATATAAGTTTTGCTGGAATCA